TATCACTTTCCCTTTGTTGCTGAGCGCCGCCCTGCCGGTAGCGTTGTTCAGGAAAGCTGCCAGCTTCTCCATCTCGTCAACAGCTAACGCATGCCCCTGCTGCTCAAATTTGGTTACTGTATTCTTGAAGGTGTCGAACCTTAGTTTATTCAGGAACGTGACATAAGCTCTTTCGGAAGGACGTGTGCCCAGAAAAGACAAAAAGGTCTTGGCGCTGTCGGGCAAGGGAACATTCTTCTCTATGGCGCTGCCTAGCTTCTGCCCTAATCTGGAAGGGAACGCCTCTTCCATCTTGTGCAACCCGCCGCTCAAAGGCCCGCCCTTTGTCATACTAACAAGGTCTAATCGTGCTTCTTGGGCGAGCTTGAATATAGGGTCACTGGTTATCGCTTCCTCGGTAGCTCTGATAGAGTTCTCGCTGCCGAAGGCTTTGAGCATCGGCTTCCATGCTCTGCGCCACTCCGAGCGAAACGATAAGGCCAACCCCTGCCTCATGGGAGCGGAAATGTCCATAGAGGACTGAAACGATTTAGGGAGATTTATAATGTCGGAAACATTGGCCCAGAAACTCGGCTTCTTGAAGGCGGGTGAATCTTCCAGTTCGAAGAACTTGACCAGTTCCTCTATCTGATTTTTCTGTAATCTTTCAGCATCATTCGCCCACGTAGCCAAAGATTCCTGAAGATTCAATCCGTCCGTGTATTGCATCTCCCGTGTAGCACGGACAAAGGACTTTACTTCATCTACGCTTATCTCTGTGCCAGGAGGGCGGGTGAAGGGCATCTTGCCCTCAAGTGCCTTTTTGGATAACCGATAGGCTTCTTCTTCACGTCCCTCGGCAATCAGTTTATCCCTGATTGACTTGGCTTCACTGAACCTCTTAGCCCGCTCTGCGCTGGTCAATTTCTTGGTTTGAGATAAAGCTTTCCACTCGGCATCAGCCGCAGTAGCGAACTTCTGCCTAAGAGATAGAAGGTTAACCGTATCCTGCGGGTCTATATTTTTGACGGGTGGCGACCATGACTCGGCAGTTTTGGATGCTTTAGCCGCTGTCTCGGATATCGTCTCAGCCGCACCAGTTACAGGCTTGACCCCCATAGCGGCAGCCTTAGCACCAGCTACAGTTGATTGCACACCCTCTAATGTTACGACTTCTGACCTCTTACCAGCATCATATAATATGCCATCATACCCAAGTGCTTTGGCTTTACGTGCAATGTATGTATCTGCTTCCCTGTACCAGCCAGGAGGAGGCAACCCGGCTTCATCAGCAACTTTCAATATCCTAGTTGCCTCTGCATCACCTTGTTTCGCCCAAGTGTCCAGTAATTCACCCTGAACACCTTTTACTCTAAGTGGATTACTCAGCGTTATTTCTTTTTGAATTAGCTTAAACGGCGGGGCAACCTTACCTACTGGGGTTTCAGGGCGAGCCATATCAGGATAAAGAGCATAAGATTTACTAGGTCTTAATAATTCTCCTCCTGTTTCTGCCCTGTATCCTTTAACTTTCAAAACTTCAGGAGCAACTTTAGTCGCCTGAGTCTTGGCCACATTGTTCAGTAAATCTACTGCTTCCTGTGGCTTCATCTTGGCTATGACATCATCCACAAACCCTAGTTTCTTCAGGGATGCTTCCATAGCCTTAGTAAGGCCCTTAGCAGCTTGCGCGCCCTTGCCTTGAGGCATAACCCAGAAAGGAGCCATTGCCAGTTCTTCGGCAGCACCCTTCAATCCTACTTTGGCTTGTTCACCTGTGAAAGGACTGGTGAAGGGTAGTTTAATAGCAGGCTCTTCCCACTGTTCATAAGTAGGAGCTTGTTTCTCCCACAAAGGTCTTAATATCTCTTTGGCTGCTGGCTTCGCCCATTGCTCCTGTATGCCCGTCATGGCCGTGCCGAGCTGTTCAATAGGGTTAATAAGCCCAGTTTGGGGAGTGCCCATCAACCTTTGCCAACCGGGTGTTTGTTTTATCTCCCTGAATCTATCAAGAAGATTATCGGTTGGTTCTTCAGTCACTACAGGGCGTTTAAGCCAGTTGCTTACCGTATCCCAAAGCGCCATTATCGTACCTGCGTTAGACCTCTATTCCTGCCTGAAGGCGGGGCCATAGACCATAACCTGAACTGCGTTTCTTCCGGCGTAGCCCCAGTCCTGGCCTGTTGATAACCCATATACTGCTGTTGGGCTGTCGGCCCCATGCGGGCAGTATATTGAGTAGAAGGAGTTGTCAATCCTGGCATTTGACCCATGTTACTAGCCGACCATCCCGGAATAGTGCTTCCAACAGCGTAATCAGATGGCATAAGAGGTTGCATCCAGGGCTGAACCACTGGGGCCTGACCAGACAGAGAGGCGTATTCCAGCCACGACTTAGGCTGTGCAGCCAAAGAAGCTAATCTTTGCTCTTTCTCCGCCTGTAGTTGCTGTTGCCGCCACGCCTGTTCAGCCTCTAGCTCACGCTGGCGCATCTCAAGGGACTGTTGCTCGTATTCACTGGCTCCGGTGGTGGGAGTTTTGCCTAAAAAATCAACCACACGTCCGGTAGCGTCAACCAGAACATCATACCCGCCCATGCTTTCGATGTGAGCGCCTTCCGGATAGGGGTATTTATAACCACCAGTACCTTCGTTGAGTAATCTGTCTGGTATCCGGTTATTATACATGAAGTCTATTTTCTCAGCATCGGTCATCAGGGCAAGCAATCTTTGCTGTGCGGCAGTCATATCCTGTGTAGGGTCAACGGGGGCACGACTTTGGGACATGGCCTGTGTATATTCCTGAAGGGCATTAGGGGATGTCGCAATTTGTCCCCACTGGCTGCCTAAAGAAGTTTGAGTCTGCCTGACGGCTTCCATGTTGGGCCATCCTGTCATAGTGGTATTGGGGGATGATTGATAAAATCCACCAGCAGGATAATCCGACGCCATAGGGTCGCTTTGTCCTGTACGCCACGGGTTAGGCGACTCGGCAGTCCGTTCCTCTTCTTTCCACGGGGTAGCACTTCTATACCAGTTTTTTATATTATCGAACAGCGCCATCTTATGTCTCCTCCAGCCGCCTCACCACTTCGTATTCCTTGTTGAATATAAGTTTCGCCAGCGGGCTATCGTTACTATTGCCGTAAATCTGCCCCAACAGTTGCAAATCGAGTTGCGTCCATGTCTCATAAGGCTTGCCAATCAGCTTTTCAGGATTGCCCACGTTCTCGATAGGCTCAACGACAGACTCGATGTAGTCATCAACAGCCTTCATCTTGAGGGCGATAACGTCATCTACGATTCTAGTCAGAGGAGATTTCATGGGCGATTTCCTCCGCCGCCGACTCCCTGCATCGGCTTCATGCTGGTCTGGCTTCTGTTCTGTTTCAATTTATTCTGCATATCCTGGGCAGAACCAAGCGGGGCCACGTTAGGAATAGGGGGCACCAGGGAACGTCCCGCTTCAGGGGTTTGCCCTGGGGCAGGAGATTGCATCGGCAGTCCGGTGCTTAATCCCTCCGCCATGCTTCTGGCCGAGATTGCCTGGGCCAGTCTGCCTGCGGCGTATTGAGCCTGGATAGCGTACAGATTCGGGTCATTCTTGAACTTCTCTCTTTCTTCGTCCTCTTCCATCGCTATCGGGTCAACGTTAGACATCTGAGACCTGGCCCACCGGCGGGTCACAATACCACTGGAAACCAATCTCTCTAGGTCGTCATGCCTGCGGTATTCATCCTCTTCCGAGATGGGGGCAAATTCGACATAACATGTGAACGGTTCCTTCATCTTTTCTTTCTTGATTTCTACATCGAACTCGTCCGTGGGAGTCTTGGCCCAGACCCGAATATCCCCAGGGACTACGTTCTTCATAAGTCTGGCGCAGTTGGCCAGGGCTTTGGCCGTCCCGTTCTTGAAGGACTCCGTGCTGTACTTGTAGCGGTCTGTGCCTTTATCTATGACAAGGCGTCTATCGGCGCCGGAGCGCACGCCGGTTTCACCCAGCCCGCGCACGGAACGAGGGCCGCCGTGAGAGGCGATATAGTCAGCCGTGATAGCTAAATGTGTGTTCAACGCTTCAGGGGGCACCTGTGATATCTGGGGGACGACTTTGGTGTTCGCAGGCATTGGAGTAGCCGTGCCGAAGGTCTGTTTCAGCTCGGTCACGGCGGAGGCGTTATCGCCCTCGATGGTGAACCACGGCCACGCCGTTCTGGCTAAGACAATATCGTTTATCGAGTAATCCCTGGACTCGGACACCAGAATGTCGTACATATATCGCAACATGCCGACATATCGTTTCTTCGGCTCGGCCTCAAAAGAGATATTGCCTAAGCCAGAATCCATTAAAATATAAGGAATAAACCCGTAGTTGTGAGCTACGACACCACCCTTCACCGGAAGCACAGGTTCCTCATCAATCAAATCGCACCTGTACTCTTTGTCCCAGTATTGCAGGTAGGTAACAGGCTCATTCAATTTCTTACTATTCGGGTTCTTCCATGTGGGCCAGCGTTTCGAGATATCAAAGACAGTCCGTTTCTGCTCTTCGATGACGAACTGACGTCCGCCGTAGGATGGGTCAGGGAAGATACAATAAGGGTTGATAGCCTGCACCACGATAGGTAGTGATTCATGGGTTTCATGTCTCCACTCATCGGAGCGTGCGGCGAAATCATCCTCCGACTCATTGCCCTGGCGTTCCGGTTTGTCCGGCCATCTGTCAGCGTCATAGACAGTCTTGAACACACCAAGACCGTATAAGGCATAATGTTTGGCCGCCACTCTCCAGGGAGAGATGTCGGCCTCAACATTGGTACGGTGGATAAGGCCGAGGTAGAACTTGCGCATCATCTCGGCCTCTTCAAAAGATGTAGCCGAGGTGCCTTTCTTGTTCACAAATACACGGGCATTGGCGATATCGATATTGTCCACAAAGGTATCCACCATATCGCGGGCCGTAGGAAGTACGATTCCTTTGGACTTGAACTCTTCGGGGATTTCCAATTTACCCTTGAAATTAAGCTCGTAGAAGTCATCATCCTTCTGGAATTCATCATGGACACCCTGATAGACCTCACGGCACTTGGGCAGTAATTCAATTATTTCAGTTACAGATGGTTTCCCGTCTTTCATCGTTTCCCCCACGGCGCGACTGGTTCACGTCCGAAATGCAATGTCTGTATAGGTTTGTACTGTCCGGCAGCTACGGAAAGGTTGAACTCGGACAATATGTACCTCTCGGCATCCATCAAGTGATATCGTTGCTTGCCTTCGATTTCTCCGGTAGTTGAGTTGGTATTGTCCAACTTATAGCTGTAGGATTGTTTCTCTCTCAGATAGTCGTATAAATCCGAGAACACGAACAGTTTATTTAACTTGTGCCAGGCGTATACACGTTGTATGCCGACCTCGACGGACTGGACGGTAGGCATGAGAACGGGCCATCCGGCCTTAGTGAAATCCCCTCTCCATCCGTCATCACCTTTGTCCCCCTTGCCGCCGACACGTCTTATAATGTTCATGTTCTTGCTCATTTCCTTGAGAGCATTGACGTGTTGTTCGGTGGTCAGTCCGGTGGCCATGTATTCTTTGTCGAGGTACATAAATCCTGTCCCAGGGTCACAGGCGTAGAACACGGCGGCGGTATCGTTGCCGAAGTCCATACCCACGTAATGCGGCCACGAGGGTTGAACGGGAGACTTATTTCTATTAATGAGGCACGCTTCAGTGTTGAACGAGTCGTATATCAACCCTACGGGAGTAGCGTACATCCCCAGGTAGAGCAAACTGAACAACCACTCAGGCATGGTTGCTTTAGCCCTGTCGAACTCTTCCTGGGAGAACTTGGGGTTCACGGTAGAGGGGTACTGAAAAACGTCGATAGACAGACCGATTTCGTCCTGTTTCTTCCAGTGGTCGTAGACCTCATTCTTGAGCCAGCCACCGCCGCTGTACAGGGTTGTCGTCCCCAAAATCCTTCCACGTGCCAGTGACAACCGCCTCAAAACCGCATCCCACGCTTCCTTGCGAAACTGGACTTGTCCGCATTCGTCTAACACCGCTGCTTTAGCGGTGGCTGACTCCATTGATTCGGGATTCTCCGCCGAGCAGAAGATAATCCTGCCTTTGCAGTTGTTGTAATCGAAGTAAAATACCCTCTCACCCTTGTTGTATGTACCGATTTTCAATATGTCCTGGTACACCAGAAGGAAAGAGGGAAGCAGTTTCAAGTTCAACAGAGGAAAAGTAGAAGTAACTACCAAATAATCGTTAAGCTCTTCGGGCTTATCGGGGTTGAACGGGGCCGCCGTCCTTTGAATCTCACGAAACAGCCAGTGAGGGGCGAAAGATGTTTTCCCCGACTGGGTTCCGGCGAACAAGAATACGAATCTTTTAGTGCTGTTCCAAACTGCTTTCTGTGCTTCGTTTAAGTTAAGATGGAGCTCCTCACCCTTCCGAACCTCCATCAGGTCCTTCGCCACTAGGCAACTCCTTATAATCGGTGGAATCTATAATGGTTGACTCTTCCTGGTCTCCGGCATGAACCGTTATCAGTTTAATAGTACGGGTGCTTGTTTTGTCCACGCTGATACGTTCAGACCATCTCTTCGAATCCCTGGCCACGAGCCCCATCTTGGCGGCTACGACGTTGGCCATATTGATACCAGTTTCCTTGCCGGTCTTGATAACGCCCGTTCCGACAAGGTGCAGAAAGGCCTCTTCTTTGTCGGCCCGCACAAAATCCCGTATCTTGCGGAGATGCTCGACTTCCGCCTTGAAATCAGGGTCATTAGCCATCCACTTGGCAATCGTACATGCCGGAGCGCCAATAGCCCCCGCCGCATCAATTATATTGGTATGGTCCAGGTATTTCTCCAGGAATTCCTTTTTACGCTCCACCCTCTTCTCGTCGTAATTCTGCATCATAACCCGTCGGGCATTACTGGCTGACCTTATCATTCCCTCGGACAAAGGTCTGGTTTGCGGCCCCCTGCTCACTTTCCTTCCAGTATTTCGTTAATCTGCTTCTCCAAAATAGGACTCATCCGAGTCATCTTGCTGTTCAACTCATTTTCCAGCCCCATCCAGTACATCTCGGCTTCGGCACACATCAACATACCAGTCTGCTGCATCTGGAACACCGTTATCGGCGTATAGGCCCACTCACCTTCCTTCATGACCAGGGGAATATGCACCATGAAGTTCCATAACCCCTTCGTCTCGGTGCGCTCTATCCGGATTACAATGTTCTTACAATCCATCTTCTTAGCCCTACGATTGATGAGAAACGGCCTGTAACTCTTTCCGAGGGTGATTGGTCATGTACTCCCGTCTTTCCTCAGGCCCTTCCTCTAAACCCAAGACCCTTTGTTTTGTAAAATTACGGGGATACACATCCCCAGAATAACCTCTCCCCAAAGACCAAGCCACTTCGTATCTACTTCAGTAGGTGAATATACCTCAGTAGTGGTTACGTTTGATGCGCATAGGTGCGGATGCCTAGTTGTAGCTGATAGGGTGTCCAATTGGGTGACATAATACGCCAATTCGTAGCTAACTGGGTATAATAGACATTATACCAATCTTTTGCATGTGTTTTACGAGTAGATTGGGATGGTTAAATATACACACTCAGATATAGACGCCCTATTACATCCTGTGCTATACACGCTCAGCTAATAGTGGCATCCATGATAAAGGTATATCGCCCGTCAATCACTATAATAAACGATGGCACATCTGGGCTGTCTACCATGATGACATCCCGTGTACCTGTATATTCCCCACAGTTTCGACATCTATTTACCGTAAATGATTAGTTTCCTTTACATATTGTCAAGCATACTAGTATTGACAAGGTGGTGTGAGCGTGCTATAGTGGGTGTGGACAAAGAAAACACAGGAGGCGAAAGAAAATGTACTACGCAATCACGAACTTGAGGGATGCCAGGGGACTGGCAGCTAAAATGAGGCGATGGAGCAGTCGGGAGTCAGGCTACGCATGTTGCATCTGGCAACGTGGTAGTACAGTGGTGGTCGAAAAAGAACACAAGCCCTGGGCAGAGCTTTCCGGGCACATGACAAATAATACTGAAATTTACCCCTGCAAAAATTTCAGTACGGCCAGCGAGTACAAACAATAGCAGTAGTGCCTGACTCCTGGACTACCAGGACAGGCGAAGGAGAATAGAGATGTACATGTCAGGACAACAGGCAATAGATAAAGGGCTTATAACCGAGGCGCAATGGCAAGAGGCTATACGCCACCCCTGGACATGGGTACTGGTCTCTGAAACTACTAAGGTACGTGAAATCCCCTGGCAAGGCCTAGAAGTAGAGGAACTAGCTCAGTCTCCAGCCTAAGCTGGACTGAGAGAGGGAGGCTAATCATGAAACAAGCTAAATATCCTTGCCCAGAATGCGGCAGTGTCAACTGCTACCGGCTCAGTAAAAACATCTGGAGCGGCAGACACAAAGTAGACAGGTACAGATGTAATCAGTGCGGCAGGACATATAATGTGCCGCCAGAGGAGACAACTAAATAGCCAGTCCTATCCTAAACTCAAGAGGCTCCGCTTAACGGAGCCTCTGTCTATTAACATGCTCTGCTGGTTACGCGCAGTCCCTTGTCAGCTATCTGCTCTCCCTACTCTTGTTGCTATGTTCAACGCCCCTACGCTTTCGGGGGTCTGCTCCATCCATAGCACTTAATTGCCCCTCACCAGCAGAGCTATATCGTTACCCTCTCACACTTTCAGCGCCCTTCTTCACATCTTGAGCTTATACCCCTGGCGCAGTTGAGAGGGATAACTTCACCTTTTTTTCTTTATCACTTACTTCTATTATATCATGCCTGTCAATAGATTTTGTACGTAAAATATGTGCTTTGTTGTTGTACGGAAACCCATGATTCAATATCGAGGACATGATGTAGAGCAAGCGCCGTACGTAAGGGTCTATGTACCAGTGATATGACTCTTGTATGCTGGCCGGGGCTTCGTCTACCAAGAAGTACTCCACTACGGCCCGTTGCTCCACGTTGAGATTGCCTAGCCCGTTCACGATACAGTGAGCGTCTTTGCAGATGTTCAGCCAGCGCCTGGGCCTCTGGTTTAATTTATCAATAGCTGTGTCGCAGTCCGATACCATGTCAATAGCCCCGGCGAACGGCCCTTCCATACCGGGTATTCCATAAGACTCAGGCGAGACACCAGGCATACATCCTAACTTCAAGTCCCAGTAATTCACCAATATCCAATAGAGTGTCCCGGTATTACACTGTGCATCGTAGGGCTTACTGCCTAATGCTCGGTACATCTACTTACACCGAGCCAAGAGCGCTCTCTCAGCCAGTATATTCAGCCATCGGCGCTCCTGTACCCTCGCCAG